ATTCTTTTGATGTTGTTATTAAACGCTCTCATGATCTATCCACATCTCTTTCGTAGCCTTCCAGAATGGTTCCGTAAGGTGGATATATTAAATTCATGTTTCGTGTACGATAAGGATTGTGCTTTATCCCCTTAACAGCAGATTTCGGTTTGGCTCTGCCTTCTATGCCATAGCCTCGTATAAGCAATTCCCACTTGTCCACTTCTTCTTTTAAAGCTTTTAAAAGATCTTTCATGGCTGGATAGGAAGTAACATTTTCAAATGAGATTTCGCCTAACGTACCTTTCTGTCCACTCTCTGATGCCATATCGATATATGAACGAAGAAGGCTATCGTAGGCTGCTTTGTATCTAACATACTGTGTGACTTCATAAGGCACATCGGTTTCTTTGATCTCTTCTTCTCGAACATAATCTGCAAAGCGGGATGCTTCACGGATATAATAAAGCACTCTCTCGTCAGATATGCTGTAGCTTTCAACCAATGATTTAACTGCCTCTAGAGAGCAATACGATGGGCGAAGCTGAGTGCACACTTTAACTCTGATGTTGTTGAGAGTCTTTTTGCCGCTTGCAGACTTAACACTCTTAATACGGATTTCGTAAATCGAGTTGTCCTGTGGCGGAGTATCAGGTGTGATTTCTAGAATGTTGCCTAGAACTGTAAATGTATGCTCAACTCGCTCCATCAGATTAACCTCCTTATTACTACAATTTCTTGTATAGAATCTGGATCTATATCATCGTCAAACTCAATTAAAAAGCTTTTTGGAGTTTCCCCATTTGGCGGAGCTGTTACAATCTCAAGCCCATCTTCAAAAATCGGCTCGTCATCGTCCGGCTCTGGTTCGACGCTTTTACTTCCAATAATGAATGTGACAATATCACTCCAACGGCCATATTCGCCGTCTTTCTGAGCTCTGACTCTCGCATAATATTGTCCAGCTGGCAAATCGGTAAAAGCGACTTCTTGTTTATCGTGTATATAAGATTGCTTTACAGTTGAATAGAAAACATTCTCCTTTGCAACTTCTACACAATATGAATTAACCAGATTCTCTGAAGCATCGACCGGCACTTCTTTCCATGATAAAAATAATTCGCTAAGCTTTTCATGGTCGCCTGGAGTCAATACTTCAATCAAAGAGGTAATTTCGCTTTTAAAAACGATCCCTCTCTGTAAAGAATCTGGTAGTTCATCATCAACTATTGAAGTTATACCTTTTTGCACTTTTAGCAAATATTCAGTATTAGGGATCGGCCATTCAACTAATTCAAGAGTAATAACTTTACGAGTTATGTCTATGGTGTAATTTGGCATTTGACCAGTTTCTTTGTTGACTAATAGCAGTCTATCTCGAGTGGCCGTATCTGCGTTTACGTCAAGAGAGAATTCAATGGAGATCTTTTTCTCCATCAAGCTTGTTTGAATACCTACAATACCAAACTCTTGAAACATACTAAACACACCCCTTTACTGAAAGATGCACTTGCGAATTATTTTTTAGTTGACTTCTTGCTAGCAGTGGTTTTCTTGCTAGTAGTAGTCTTTTTGCTAAAAGCTTTCTTTGCATCTTTCTTAGGGTCTTCTTTTTCCGCTTCAGCTTTTTCAACAGGCTTTTCTTCAGCTTTTACTTCTTTAGTTTCTTCTTTTTTCTCAGCCTTTTCAGCTTCTTTAGCTGGAGCGTCTCCCTCCTGAACAGTTTCCTCTTTCACTTCTGCAGGAGCCTCTTCTTTAGCAGGCTCTTTGGAAACTTTTTCTTCTTCTTTGTTTACTGGTTTTTTAGGCTTCTCGGTTTCTGTGACCTTAGCATTCTCTTCTTTTTTTGGAGGTTGTGCCTTAACAACTGGCTTTACCTCCTTCTTCTCAGGCTCAAGTGAGCCTGAGATTAGAAGAAGTCTTCCAGAACGCACAGCGCGCTTTATATTAGTCGTATTCATACCGGCTAATATCGCTCTTTCTGGGTTTGCTATGGTCAAATGAACCCTAGTTAGCTCGTCGTAGAAACCAACTTCACCTGGCGCTAACCTGACTATACCTAGAACTTTCATTTGACACCCTCCTTAGAAATTGCTCAATTAGTCGTTACTTGGTAGAGTAGTATTGATATTGATAGTAGGTGGTACTGGATATGATGGAGCAACTGCGATGTTACGGCAAACGGTAATAGCTCTACCATTATTTAAAACTCCTACTCCATATCTCTCTCTAACTTTTAATAAACGAATATCTCTTTCCGGATCTGTCCAGTTGTCAGTTCCTAATCCTTCTTTTTGAACGATTACACCGACTTCATTTCTATCAAGACAGTACATATCGAATCTCTTATTAATCTTGTCGAAATGTACGAATGGTGAGAAGTTGATAGTCAATGGAACTGGTAATCTATTTTGTACTTGTTCAGGTCTCATGATTAATTTCTGACCGCCAGCAGTAGAGCTTAATCCTGCGAAACCTGGAGTACCTTGTGTGGATCCCCAAGGNTGAACATTTCCGCCGCCTAATGCGCCGAATGTTAATCCGTTACCAATCATGGAGTTTCTAGCGAACACTACCCAAGTAAGCGGATGCATGATCACGTCAGTTGGAACAAATCCGTTCCCCATCAATCCAAGCACCATATCCAAGAAATCCTCTATGGATAGTGTGTCATTAAATGTGCCGTCTTCTGCTCTTCCTGTAGTACCAGCTTCAGGCATTTGAGATCTTAGGTTGTTGTCAAAAATTACATGCCCATGGTCACTGAAAGTGTTGAAAATCCACTCTTCTTTATAGCGAGCCATCGCTTTACCCATCTTGCGGATATTAATTCCCAGAATATCCCAGCTTGAGTCTGTGATGGCCTCCTCGGTAATACTTACCTTTAAGCCTATTTTCTTGACGCGAACTTCTAACGCGTTGTTTTCGATTGTGTTGAAGTCCACGTAGTCTTCAGTGTATCTGCCGCCTTCGGCAACTTCAGCAGCTACTAGTTCTCCAACAACTGGGATTACATAAACTGTACTTGCACCGCCATCTACATGAACAACGTTCATGAATCTTGAAGCAAGATATTCTGGCTCAGCAGCTTCTCTTAATTGTCCTTCGATTACTTTAGGAATTAACTTCACTGTGTCAGTTGTAGTTAACGTCTCCTGAATGTTGGCTCTACCCATTGAGTAGTCACCGTACAGGTTTCTCGTCATTTTCTCCATTAGACTGAATGTCTCCGGCTTAACTTTCGGAGGCTCTTTTCTTTCGCCTTTATTGAAAGCTTCTTGCTGTTCAACAGCTGCTTTTCTGAGGCTATTTATACGTTCTAAAGTCTCATATAAGTTCATGATGTTATTCCTCCTTATTAGGATATTTTAGTTATGCATTTACTTCTGCAGGGCTCAGAGGGCATTGCTTAGCCCTCTTGCCTAGTACATTGCTTAGTTGATTATTTTGTTAACAAGACTCTTACGCTTCCTACGCAACCATCCCAATCCATGAATGTTGGAACTCCAGCTAATCCGCGTTTCTTGTAGCCAATCTTAACGTCCAATGAACCAGTAGATTCAAACGCTGCGTCCATTTTCTCTCTGTCAACAACTTCAAGAACGATGATTCCTTGAAGATTGTCAGCGTATTTAATCTTCAATGCTCCGTCTAGTAAAGTTTGGCCTACTGTTGCATCAANTTTTGCTTCTGATCCTACANCGATGTTCATGCACTCTAAGTCAACAGCTGGAGCTCTGAAGTACATATCAACGTAGTCTTGGCCTTCTGCAGCTTGATGCACTTGACCAACAGTTACTGGTTGATATTCAGTAACAGCAACGTTCTTACCATCAGTTAATCCTGGAATACCAAGCTCTAAAGCATACTTTTGACCTAATCTTTGGTTGTAGTTACCTAAGCGGCCAGTAGATGCAAGCATGTGTAAGTCGCTGTTTTTGTAAGCTTTATCATATGGATATCCTGGGTATTTTCCAGTAGATTGATATGGTGAGTTATTAATAGCATCTTCACCACGTCTGTTGTTCTCTGGCCAAATAGCAGGATTGAATTCATTAAATTTCAATCTGTCTTCAAGCGCCCATGTTACCCAACGAGCAGAACCTTCTGGTAATAAGTTGTTGTTTACAGAGTAGATTTGACCAACAACTTGTTGTCTTTCAAGCTCGTATTCTGCTAATCCCATAGTTGCAATCTCTTGCTCGAAGCTTAATGGAGATACAACGATACGACCGTTCTCGTCGGACTTTACAAGTGCTCCTGGGAACAATGCACCATAAGCAGATCCCCATGGATTTTCTTCTGCCTTGTTTTTATACATGAACCAAGGAAGTTCTACTAAGGCATCCGTTAACACTGGACCTGGCATCATGCCGTTGTAAGCATCGTCGTCACGAGTGTACTCGTTTCTTTGAAGCATACCGATTGGAATGTTTCCTGGTCTCACGTTTGTAGGAGTGCCGTCTGCAGTTACAACTTTTCCTGTTTCAGAATCGATTTGGTATCCTGCATCTGTTAATTGGCCAATAGGACCTTTAACAGCGTAATCTTCTCCAGCACCAGATCCGAAAGGACGGAATGAAGTGTAAGCATAAGCTTTATCGAAACCGATTAATGGAGCCCATTCTTTGCCTATTCCATGAACAGTTTCTCCTTGTGCACCTGGCTCAACAATGTCAGCTGCTTCCCCTCTCATCACTGGGTATTTATCTCCAGCCTCTCTTACTCTTACTGGAACACCACCATTAGCGATGGTTAAAGTATTGTGTTGCTTTCTCATGTCGAAATCAACAAGGTCCATGTGAGGATCAACTGCAACGATACGACCTTTCGGAATTACGATTTGGTTGTATCCGTATGCAAATCCGTATCTGAACAACACTGGGAGTCTGTAGTCGAATTGGTACTTAATGTTAGGTACATCATGCGGGCTCGTACTGAGCTTGTTGTTCGTACGGTTGATTCTGTCGTCACCTTGTCGGTAGCCTGGTAAGTTGGCTTGAAACGTCTCGCCTCTAGCACCTGGCTGTAGTCTATCTTGACCGGTAAATTTAGATGGATGTAATGCCATTGCTATTCACTCTCCTTAAATTAATTAGTTGCACTTGTTGGCAATATCATAGAATAAGTTCTGCAGGCCTTCTTCTAAATCCATATTACTAGCCTTTTTCTCTTTCTTAACATTGCCTTCAAGATTTTCTGTTATTGTCGGATCAATTACAGGCTTAATTGCCGTAATATTTCCGCCATTACCTAGCTCCTCTTTTAAGTCTTTTATTGCATCGCTAAGCGACTCTTTTGAGCGCTCTTGAATGCTTTGCAACTCGACATCTGGCTTTCCTGCTAACTTTCTTAACAGCACATAGTTTTCAACTAATGCCTGTTTGTTAGCTTCATTCAATTCAACGCTTTGAGATTCAAGACCTTCTCTTAAGCTCTTTTCTTCAGCAAGCTCAGACTCTTTTGCTGTTAAAGAACTCTTAGTATCCTCTAAGTCCTTCGTAAGCGTTTCTTTTTCTTCTTTCAAAGTAGCAGACTCAGACTCTAGCTCTTTGACTTTGTCTTGCGCCTCTTTTAGTTTTTCTTGGGCTTCCTGTAATTTTGTCTCAGCATCTTTTAATTTCGTCTCTGTTTCTTGCAGCTTAGAGCTTAATGAAGTTTTGTCGTTTTCTAGTTGCTGATTATTTTCTTGAAGAGTTTGATAGTCAGCTTGTAATTTTTGAACTTCGCTCTCAGTTAGTTTCAATTCGAACACCCTTTCTTCAAGATTTTCATTGATTTCAGTCTTCTTAGCGATAGGTTTGTAGATTCGTATATTCTTAGCGTAAATGTCAGATGGAACGATTACATAAGACAATTCCTTACCTTCCATTTCGTAAATATCCCAATAACAAATCTCACCATCGTAGACTTGACCTCTCTCATGTTCGCAAGGACCATATTCTGCGATATTATGTTCGCAGATGGAACATCTTACGTCATGGCCAATAATGCCGATTGAAACGGTCATTAATCTTCCGTCTTCAATCTGCTCCATACCGTCTCGGTCAGGAACGTTAGTTGTAAACACTAATGCACCTGTTCCAGAGCGCGTCTTTTTATCGGTATAAAAAACGCTGTTGATTCGACCGATTATTTTTCCATCTTTCTCATTGTGGTGCATGATTAGAGGCTTTCGATATGGATGAGTCCATGAGCGAACACTAGATTTCAAAGCTTGTTCTGTATATCTTGTGTAGTTCCTCGTCGGACCAACGTGGATCCCTTCGATGTCAACCATCAGTGAGTTAGGTGAGATCGGATCTGCTGAGCCGTAGTTTTCTTTTAGATGATTCACATCTTTGTAACCAAGCTCTGCATCAAACTTGTCAAATCCTAAATACTCCCTAATCATTATGCTCATTTATTATCACCTGCCTTTAGGGTTACTTTGCAATCACAAAACGAATGGAAAGCCGGAACATCCTCGATGCTAAAGCTCTTCGTTTTGACTACCTTAGAATGATCCTTTTCATCATCACTTCCGTTGAAGTCGATGTAGACTTGATCAATTCCTACTTGAGAGCAGGTTTTCACGTAAGAATACCAGTATGCTTTTGGAACAACATATTCGATAAGAAATCTTAGTCGATATTCTAATGCATCAAATACAGCTTCTGGATCGTCGGTTTTCTTAACTCTGCTCTTAATATCTTTCAATAGTTTAGTTACTTGCTTAGTTGTATAGTCTTGTAAAGTTGTTAAGCTAAACTTTGCAACTGTAACTAACTCTTTATCTTTCTTTGTGTCGGCAAGCGCTTTGGCGATACCGTCTTTCGAAGCTAAAGTGATGTAGTGATCAATCTCTTTTACAAGAGCATCCCTTGAAAGCGGAACAACGATGTCGACATTTTTAGCGTCCCTAACGATATCATTACGCATGTCTTTGTACTTTTTATATACTGACTGATAAGTTTTTTTGTGATTTTCCTTATCTTTACGCTTTTGGTCAATCATGACTGGCTGTTTTTGGGCCTCAGTCTCTTCAAGTGACTCCTTGATTTTCACTGAAGTTGTGCCGTATTGGTTTGTTGGCAAGTTTCTGCTTTTAACATCATCATTTGGTTCGGTGCCTACAACATTACCATTACCGGCAATTCCCTTGCTATTCTCATCACCGCCGCCATTTTGCGTAGTTTTTTCCCTATGTTTCTGTAATTCGAGTNCTCCTTTTGTCTTTTCTTTGATCTGAGCAATCGCATTTTTGTTCTCAATCATGTTGGCATATAAGCGACTCTCATCAACTTCATCCTTCTTACCAAGATTTCTACGAGTCTCTTCGAGCGTGGCAACATTAGATTGAAATTTAAGCATTTCATGATTTTCCACTTTAACTTTTGTATCAAGAGAAATTTCTTCGAATTCGTAATGAACGATATCACCTTCATTTAAGATTGGATTGAAGCCGCCTTCTAGAAGCAACTCGTTGATGATATAGTTTTCTATAAAAATAGATAGAGTTCGTTGAATGTGTTTTACAGTATCGTGAGCTTGAGCTTCCATGCTGTCTTCATTTTGCTTAGCTCCGCCTCGACCCATCTGGGACTCACTAACGCCTAGTGCTGTAAATACACGTCTCTCAAAATATTGAAGATATGCAGAAGCATCTAACGCTTCTCCTTCTGCCCCAATTGCTTTTACTTGGGTTCTTTCGTTTGTTACAATTACGCCGTCCATAGCGATCTTTTCGATTTCATTCTTAGCATCCGTAATTTCTCGGTCGGTCGCTTGAAATCCATTTTCCGGAAGTCCAACGATCCATTGATAGATCGGAATTGCGAAGCGGTAAATAAGTGAGATGATATTACCTTCAATCTTTCTTAGTAGCTTCACGTCTTCCAGTGCTGCAACTATCCTAGGTGTTCCGAACGCATTATTCGGCTCTTTGTCTAGGTAGAAATGAACAACGTCATGTGGCGCATAGCTCTTTTCTTCGCCATTCACTATTTGCTGATATAGAAGGATCTTTCCGTTTTTATTACGCTTAATGCGTATCGTTGACGGATCCACTCTAAAGTAGCCGCCGACTGGTTTGTCTGAATATACTCCCCTCGCTTTCATTCCAGGCATGACAACATCCACTCTGGACTTAATTAAGAAAGCATTCGAATACTTTACAAGGTCATCTGCAATCTCTTGGAAAGTAATATCTATCGGCTTTTGTGTGGCGAAGCTCATAATTCTAAAACGCTTTTTAATGTACTCAGCAGCTTTTTCGTTTTCACTTTTGATGGTGTATCCTGCTTTATAAATCAAGTAGCTGTACTTCATCAGCGCTTGTTTGATGTATGAGTCCGATGCAGAAGCGATTTTGATTTCCTCTAAATCGTACTCAGGGTAAGCAAAGTCTTGCCTATACATTCCTTGTTTAGAAATGAGCCCTACGGCCTTGACGATAAACTTTTGCAGCTGTTTATCCTTTATCGCTACTTTTCTCGGCGCTTCATTTATGTCTTTCTTTTTTCGCCAGAAAAAGAGATTCAATTGGCCTCACCGCCTATCTTTCTACATTTAAATCTATTGATGAATTAAAAGCGTTTCCCTCCAACAAAGCGCTTCGTTACATAGCTGTGGTAACGAGCTCCTGGGCTGAAATCTTTAATAGAGATTGTCGTAACTCCACTACTTAGATCGACAAACTTATTGTTACCAATATAAATACCGACGTGAGCTGTTGCTATTCTTCTGCCGTCTGGCATTGTATTGTAGTGAACGTGCTTTCCGGTAGGACCGAAGAACATACAATCTCCTGGTTGAAGCTGAGACAGACTTTCAATAAACTGTCCTCTTGAGTTTGTGATTTGAGCTCCTGTATATCCGCCAATATCACCTTTACCCGCTTCTCTGAAGACTTTTCTAACGAATGAAGAACAATCTCCCCATTGCTTCAGGTCTGGATCTCCCGCTCGTTTTGTCATGCTGTACTTCACAGGATTAGCACTTCCTAAACCTCTTGTCTGCGCCCATCTAATCGCAATCGTTACAACGTCTTGGTTGCCTCCTGTTCCTGTTGGAAGTCCAGGCATTCCTCCGGCGTTGTATGCATTTGATCCTGATGTTCTTGTGGCTGTTAATGGTAAGTCTTCAGGTCGTGTTTTTGCTCTTTGCTTTTGTCGCTGTT